GACGAAGACTTTAAAAGAAAAGTCGAGGACATAAGTAATATTGCATTAGACTACGCAGAAAGTCAATTACATAAACAAATAGGAGACGGAAATAGTTCTGCTACTATTTTCTATTTGAAGACTAAAGGAAAAAACAGAGGTTATGTCGAGCGTTCGGAATACGAATTACTGACAGAAGAACCGATTAAAATAAACGTCAATATAAAAGGTGCTAGACATTAATACCGATTTCACAGAGACACAGGGAAAAGCAATAGAGTATTTATTAGACGAAACAACAACAGAGGTATTATTCGGAGGAGCAGCGGGTGGAGGAAAGTCTTGGGTCGGTTGCTCTTGGCTTATTCTTATGTGCTTACAATATCCTGGCACTAGATACCTTATGGGTCGGTCTAAATTAGACGCATTAAAAAAGACTACTCTTAATACCTTTTTCGAGGTATGCGAAAAGTGGGGCATAAAGAATAATAAGCATTATAATTATAACGCAAGTAGTAATATAATTAAGTTTTATAATAAGTCAGAAATAATGCTTAAGGATTTATTCTTGTATCCGTCAGACCGAAACTTTGACAATCTAGGGTCTTTAGAATTAACCGGTGCTTTTATAGACGAATGCAATCAAATCACAGAAAAAGCTAAAAACATTACTTCGTCGAGGTTACGTTATAAGCTTGACCAATACGGATTAATACCTAAAATGTTAATGACTTGTAATCCGGCTAAGAATTGGGTATATACACAATATTACAGACCTTCAAAAGAAGGTACACAAAAACCGCATAGAAAGTTTATACAATCATTAGTAGATGATAATTATTATATATCTAAATACTACAAGACACAATTACAAACTCTAGACGAACTTAGTAAACAAAGACTGTTACACGGAAATTGGGAGTATGACGCGACTAAGGATTCTCTTATTGATTACAATAGCATAATTAATATGTTTACGCAAAAAGGTAAGGAAGGCGATAAATATATATCTTGCGATGTAGCGCGTTTTGGAGACGATAGAACAGTTATTATGTATTGGGAAGGTCTACATATTAAAAAAATAAGAACGTTGCTTAAAAGCGCTATAAACGACGTTGTGAGCGAAGTAAAGCAAATACAACAGACTAACGGCGTACCATTACGAAATATAATAATCGACGAAGACGGAGTCGGAGGTGGTGCGAAAGACTTTTTAAGATGTCAAGGATTTGTGAATAATTCGAGACCATTAAAAAAAGAAAATTATCAGAACCTTAAAACGCAATGTTTTTATAAATTAGCCGAATATATTAATACTGCTCAAATAGGTATTACTTGTCCGGACATAAATATAAAGAATTTTATACTTGAAGAACTAGAACAAATAAGGACTAAGGACGCTGACAAGGATAATAAATTACAGATCGTACCGAAAGAGCAAATAAAAGACATACTTGGACGTTCGCCGGATTACGCGGACGCAATTATGATGAGAATGTATTACGAAATAGATTCTAATTATGGCAAGTATTTTGTACAATAAACTAAATTAACAAAATTTCTATTATATATTATGAAAGTCAAAATAAATAAAAAGGCAGAAACGCAAGAGTTCGAAGTAGTTAATAACTGGTCAGACGTAAGTCTAGAAAAGTGGCTAAAATTTTATCGTAAAAATAATGATAGGGCAGGACTCGAAGCAATTACACAATTAAAGGAATTAAGTAATATACCTTTAGACCTTGTCAAAGAGTTAAGCATACGCGACGTAGCGACTATTATGGAGCATTTTGAAAGGTTACAAAACGAAGCGGAAGTAAGATTGTCAAATATTATAGAAGTCGAAGGCATAGAATACGGATTCCACCCTAAATTAGACGATATAACTCTTGGCGAATATGCTGATATTGAGACTTTGATAGTAAACGGATTAGAGAATAATTTGCCGGAACTTATGGCGATACTTTACAGACCTATTGTTGAAAAGAAGAATGATAAATATACAATAGAAGCGTACGACGGAGACATAACGATACGAGCCGAAAAGTTTAAAAGAATGTCAGCAATAGATGTACAAAACGCAATGGTTTTTTTTTGGACTTTCGCCAACGAATTATTGACGATTTTGCCATCATATTTAATGGAGCGGATTCGCAAGATGTCTCAAGTAAAAGACTTCCGGACGAAGGATTCGCAGAAAAATGGGGGTGGTTCGGAGTAATGTATAGATTGACAAACGGCGAAATAGTAAACCTCGACAGGATAACTAAATTGCCATTATTAGAATGTTTAACTTGGTTATCTTACGAGACCGATTTAAACTTACAGAAACAAGTAAACTTAGAAGATGATACACAATAAGACTTATAATAATATTATTGACACACTTAAAAAGCTAGGAAACGCGCATAATATTATACAGACTACTACGAGTGGCGATATATGGGAAATAGATCTGAACAAGAATACTAAATATCCGCTTATGCATATAAACCCTGTAAACGTACAGACGGGACCAAGTACATTAACTTATAATTTCCAGATATTTATTATGGACTTAGTAAGCGAAAAGAGTAATTGGAAATCTAGTAATTATATATCAGCTACAAACCTTAGTAATAATCAAGAGGTACTTAGTGAATGTTTACAAATCTGTACAGATATAATAGGTATGTTAAGACATTCCGGTTGGCAAAGCGAAGTAGACCCATTAGATATTAACGAACCTGTAATATTTGCAGAAGGAGAATTTAATATTGAGCCGTTTCAAGAAAGGTTCGACCAAGAAGTAACGGGGTGGGTATTTAGTTTGCCCGTAATAGCGCAGTACGATTTCCAAACTTGTGAAATACCGGTAGACAACAGACCGATTGTACAATAATGTTTAAATTTAAAATATGGATAATAGAGATACAGATAATACCGCCAAAGATAAAAATACGAATTTAAGTTATGACGACGTTTTAGAGATGTTAGATGAGATAAGTATTAACTTAGAGTCTTATAATGACTATCCAAAAGGCGCGTCTAATAACGCAAAAAGGGCAATAAAATATAAGGAAGAGAACGGAACGTCTTGCGGTACGCGTGTCGGTTGGACTAGAGCCGGACAATTAGCAAGAAGGGAAAAGATATCAAGAGACACAATATCGCGTATGGCGAGTTTTAAGCGACATCAACAACATAAGGACGTACCCTACTCGGAAGGTTGCGGAGGTCTAATGTGGGACGCTTGGGGGGGTTCAAGCGGTATAAATTGGGCAATTAGTAAATTAAAACAAATAGATAAAAATAAAAAATAATTATGGCTACATTAACAACTACAGTTATCGAACAACTTACCTTAAATGGTACGCAAAGAGGTTCGACTAACGTAATATCAACAGACGGAATAAATGACGTAACAGAAAGAGTAGTATCTTGCACACAAGGACAACTTACAACTATCGGTGTTTTTGGTACGTCTAATCATTCTTCGGCGGGTGCGATAGATGTCGAGAATACAAAATATATAAGAGTTACAAATTTAAGTACTACTGACACTATATTTCTAGGAATTAGATGTGTTACAAATATATGTCCGCAAGTTTCTATAAGACCGGGTGGGTCTTTTATAATATTTGCAGGAGAAGACGCATTAGCAACGGCAATAGACGGAGAAACTTCCGTACCGACTTTTGAGTCATTTAAAGATATATCGTCTTTAATAGTTAAACCGGCTGCGTCAACAGATTGTCAAGTAGAATTATTTGTTGCATTATCGTAATGGCAGAAATGACCGCCATACAAAAGTACCTTAGAAGCTTTGCTTTATATGTACGAAAAGAAGCGAAGGCAAACGTCAAAGGAACAGATCTAGCTAAGTCGATTAAGTTTCGAGTACAAAAAACGGCAGAAGGATTTGAAGTCGAGTTTCGTATGGCAGATTATGGTAGGTATGTAGACAAAGGAGTTTCCGGAAATAAACAAATACAAAATTATAGAACGTATGACGGGCGTAATGTTGAAAGTCCGTACAAGTTTAGAGGTAAACAACCTCCACCGGATATATTAAGTAAATGGATTAGTAAAAAAAGAATAAAAGGAAGAGACCCAAAGACCGGACGTTACATATCTAATATGTCTCTAGCATATCTTATTGGTCGTAAAATTAAAAGAGACGGACTAAAGTCTTTGAGTTTCTTCCAAAAACCTTTAGGAATCGCTATGGACGCATTCGGATTAAATATGATGAACGCACTAAAGGAGGATATAATTAAAGGTTGGACTAAAGTAAAAACATAATATGGCATTAGTAATAGAACAAGAACCCGCTTATAGAACATTAGCAGCCGGTCAAGAAGTAATATATGTAGTCTCAGAAAATACAGGAATAGTTTTTAATAACGACTTAGTAAAAATAAATGCATTAGTTATAATATCTAAAAACGCTAATTTTACAGACGTTATACATTCCTCAAGTTATTCGTCTACGCCAAACAATAAAGGTGTAGCAATATTTGATTTTGGTCCCGTATTAGAAAACTATGTACTACCGCAACGTAATGGAGTATTGTCTAACACACCCGCTAGTGCGTCTACATTTAGTACTATACCTTATGACGAAACTACCGGATATCACGCTATACATCATATTGACGATTATGCTTTAGGCGAAGAGCCGGTCAAATATTTTATGGTAGGATTCACAATAGAATTTTTAGGTGCAGACCCTAATAATCCTAATGCTATTGCTGAAAACGGAATGTATGCACAACCTAATAGATGTCTAATATATAACGGCGTTTTATACGAAACAGACCAACTACAATATTCGAGTACTTTATCGCCAAATTATGGATATAATTTAGCCGGATTCAATTACATATTTAGCACAAGTGCAAGAAAGTTTTTAAGCGACAAGCCTACTCAATTATATGCTAGACTCGAAGACTACGGAACCTTTGCATTTTTTAATGGATTAGTTTCAGCAAAAGATAGTTTTGATACTAACGCAATAAGTTCGTCAAAAGGAATACAGCATATAGAAGTAAAGCAATATGAAATAGGGTCTGGAAATTTAATTAATTCTTACGAGGTTGTTAATAATCAAAATAACGGAGGTTGGAGCGGAAGGAATATTCTGATTGACCAACCTACAAATAGTCCACAAGTTCTACAAGCAAAATGTAGATTCTTGTTTTATGGCGGTTATCCGGCTAATCAACAAACTGCAAACGAATCTTTTAGAGCAAATATGAGCGCAACCGATTATTATACAATACAAGCTTTTTCGTCTGACTCAGTACCTTGTTCTAAAATATACACTATTAATATAATACGAGATTGCTTATATGAGCCGATTAGATTAGCGTGGTTAAACAAATACGGCGCTTGGGACTATTATACCTTTATGAAAAAAAGCGTTAAAACACTCGAAGCTAAAAGAGTCGATTATCATAAATTAAAAGGGACTTGGAATAGCGCTACATATAATGTAGCTATAAACAAAGGAGGAAGTAAAACATATAAAACTGAAACAACAGAAAAGATTACACTTAATACAGATTTTGTAAGCGAGGAAGACGCGGTATGGTTCGAACAGTTATTTACTTCTAACGAAGTTATGATTGTAAAACCTTTTTTTAGTATCAAAGTAGGTTCGACGCAGGTTATAAATAGATTCACAGAACCGGTTAAATTAATAACAAATAGTTTTACAAAGAAAAATAGAGTAAACGATAAATTAATACAATACTCTTTTCAAATAGAAAAGTCTTATAAAATAAAATCACAAGGAGCGTAATGTCAATACAATTAACTTTATATCCGCAATACTATAATGGTTATACCGCTACTACTGGTCCTGTTAGTTTAAACGAATTAGCTGACGCTAATATATTTCAAACCGGTATAACACCTGGTAGTCAAGTAACTACATTACCTTTTCCGGGTGTACCGGAGGTTGCTTTAAATTCTAGTCCGGCAAATAATAATTGGTCTTTTTATTCTAGTACATCAAACGGAGGCGTTGTTTTTCAATTTCCTTTTACACAAATAAATTTAGTTACGACTCCTATACAACTTTTATTAGGGTTCTATGGCGGTGGTGTAAACGGAATAAACGTTTCCGGTTGTTATCAAAGACTCACAGGATTAACAATAGGTCAAACTTACGAAGTCGTTTTAGATGTAGCCGTACCACAACCACATAATACGAATTTTAACCTTATGTTTTTCGGAGTTAATAACGCCGGTATGTTGACAGGAATACCTCCCTGTGGTGGCGGTTCAGCCGGATTTCAATTAATAGATACAACACAAGCCGGTATGACTACGCCTGTATATTTTACGGCTCAAAATACGACAGAAGTTTTTAACTTAACTTATGCCAGTACTAATAATCCGAACATAGGAAGTAAAATATTATTTATAAATGAAATTATTTGTAGAAAGGCGACTGTAATAGGTAAGGAAGACGGACAAAAAATAGCAGATCTATACAACGAAGAGGAAATACCTTTGACATTAAGCGTCGATACTTTTCAAAATGCTTCAGAAAAACAACAAAGCTACAGTAAAGCGTTTAAGCTACCTGCGACAAAACATAATAACGAAATATTCGAGAACCTTTTTGACGTCACTAGAAACTCTTTAAACGTCCCTGTGTTTAACGTATATCGACAAACTAGAGCGGTATATAAGGAAGACGGACACGTTATATTTAGTGGCTATATGCGACTAATAGACATAACATATAAAGATAACGAATACTCTTATAATGTTAATTTGTATAGCGATTCCGTCGCTTTAGCGTCTCTTATGAAAGCCGAAACTATGGCACATATAGACTTAGACGAATTATCACACGTCTATAATAAAGGCAATATATTTAACTCTTGGAATGGTCAGCTTCCGTTAATTAATCCAATAGGAGCAAATAGTTTTGCAGGTAATTTAGGAGACACGACTACTAACGTACTAAAATATCCGAATTGTAATTGGAACGGACAGATTGGAGAATTTTTAACTAATGTAGACCCGATATATATATCAAGCGGAAATACGGCAAACCTTAATCAACCTTATATAGCGCGTCTACAAACGATGTTTAGACCTTTTATAAAAGTCAAATATTTAGTACAGAAGATATTTCAAAGACACGGATTTACCTTTACATCTAATTTTTTTGATAGCGCATATTTCGAGCGTTTATTTGTTGATTATAATTGGGGTAAAGAAATAAATTGGGCAGAGCGTGGCGTCTTAGGAAGAGTCGATAACTCGAGCGATAGTGGTCAAGTGTTCGGAACGGGAGGTGGGAGTACTGCGGTCTTGTCAGATAATAATACATTTTTAAGCGCAGGTTATAATACTACAACCGGAGTATTTACAGCACCGGCAGGTAATATGACCTATAATTTAACGGCAACTATTGTGTTAAAAAACCTTAGAACCGGAAGTTCTTTTTTAAATACACAAAACGCATTAGTTATGTGGGTACAAACTGGAACGCCAACTATTTTAGCTTTTACATCTATTAGTATTCCACCACAAGGAATAAGGACGGCAGTAGTTAGTATTCCCACATCAAATACAATAGCCATAAACTCACAAATACGAGTACAAGTGGTTATTACAAACGCCGGTTCGGACGGAGCAGAATTACAATCGTCAAGTAGAATAGAAGGTACTGTTACGGGTACGACTATAATCGGAGGAACTCTAATGAATACAGAACGCGGTAAATTAAAGCAATGGGACTTCTTTAAGGGACTTATTACTATGTTTAATCTTGTAACCTTACAAGACCCTAATGATTCCAGAAATCTAATTATAGAGCCGTATGACGATATTTTTGGCGAAGGTAATAAGAGTATAAGAGAGTACGATTGGACGGATAAGGTTGACTCTAAGGAGTTTAAATTAAAACCTATGGACTTAAAATCTAAGACTACATTTCAATATACAGAAGACAGCGATTATCCTTTCGGTGTATATAAGTCAGCTACAAACGGATATTTATACGGAAGTCTAGAATATACTGTTCCGGATTATACACAGGTAAAAGGCGAAACAAAAGTCGAAGCAAAACCTTTTGCAGCTACAATAGTAAAACCACATTTCGCGTCGATACCGGATTGGATTGGTCCGCAGATTTATAAAGCTAATGCAGACGCAACACAATTCGAAGGTATGGCAAATAAACCTCGAATCTTATACGACGTAACAGGAGACACAGGAAGCACTTTTAATCCTGCCGGAAATGGTACACCTATGCCGTCCGGAGTTACTTACTATATACCATTTCAAAATGGTTCTAGCGGAGTAAATCAAGACCATTATTGTATATTTTCACACGTTAATAATTATCCGTCTACTTTTGCAGATAGAGACTTAAACTTTGGTCCGTGTCAATTAATAGGTATCGGTGTCCCTCCGGTTGATAACTTATATTCTAGACATTATCAGAATTATTATTATGAACTATACAACCCGAACACTAGAAAAATGAGTATAAATATTTTATTAACTGCACAAGATATTGTGAATTTTAAATTTAATGACAGAATAAGAATTAAAAATCGAGTCTTTAGAGTGAGTAAAATAAACTATAAACCAAGACAATTAAGTAAAGTCGAACTAATATTAATACCATAATGCCGAACAGAATATCTAATATAGAACCGCATAAAATAGATGAGACAGGAATAGTTACATTTACCGACGGAGTTAATACAGGGCTTTTTGCGAATCAAAGAGTTTGTGAAGCATACGGATATACATACGATACTTTTTCTGGAACTTGTCGAATTAATCAAGTATTTGTAGCGTCACTAAATAGCGAGTTTGACAATCAAAGTTCAAGAATAAATGGCGTTCGTAATAATATAGGAAACACAACAAAAAATATAACAGTAAACGGAGACGTAAACACAGTTCTAGGGACAACTAAAAACGCATTATTAAACGGCGAAGGACATATTATAGATACTGCCGTAAGTAATTGCACAGTACTTGGTCAAAAAGGAAACGTAATAAGACAAAGCGAAACTTTAATTGGCGGTGGAGTTAATGAGTTAATTATAGGTGAAGACGAAGAGGCGATAACCTTATCAACACAAAGACAAATGTCTGTAATACATTTATCCGGAATAACAACAGATAATACTGCTACTAAATTAACTATATGCGGAGATGGAAGTAGTTTTATAAATGTAAAAAACAATACTATTTTAGGATATGAAGTTTATATTACAAGATTAGAATTAGGTGGAGCATCCGGTACTGCCGGAAACTTTAGTTATCGAAATTTAAAAGGTTGTGTAAGAATTGCTAATGATTATAGTATGACTTTTACAACCGCTTTTACACGTAATATAGCAAGACAAGGAGTAAACGGAACGACTACATTAGTCGATAGTTCGACTTCGGACGTTAAGTCGATAACAGTACAATGTACAGATAGAAATAATATTAATAACGTATGGAGTGCGGTTGTTTATTTACACGAAATAATATCACTAAATACAGATTTTATAGACGAATAATATGGCAACAAAGCAAGAAATAATAGAAGCAATAATTAAGTCTAATATTGGAGACGTAGCAGACGGAATAGATAAGGCAGCGAAAAAGACAGAAGACCTCGCACAAGCCACAGACAAAGTAGACGGCGGTATGAAAAAGGCGTCAGGAGGCGTCAAGAAATTAGCCGTAGGGTTCGGAACTTTAGCAAAAGCTAGTGGTATAATCTTTATAATAAATAAGGCATTTGAAGCCTTCCAAGAGGTCGCAAGTAAAAATCAAACTGTACTAGACGGATTCCGAGTAGCGACAGAAATGGTTAGTATAGCGTTTAACGATCTGTTTAAGTTTATACAAAGTAACGTTGGAGCAGTTACAGGATTCTTTAAAGAACTATTTGAAAATCCTGTTGAGAAAATTAAGGAAATGCGCGACGCTATTAAAGAAGGTATTATTGACCGATTTAATCAATTAAAAGAAGTTCTTGGACTTGTAGGAAAAGCTTTTGGTCAATTAATAAAAGGCGAATTTTCGGCAGCGTTTGACACTATAAAAGAAGCCGGAAAAGAATCAGTTGACGTTATAACGGGCGTAGACGGGAGTTTTGAGCAAGTTAAGGAAACTATTAAAGATACAGTAGAAGCCGTTAAAGACTATACGAAATCAACATACGACCAAGCTAAGGCATTAGTAGAAAGCGAAAAAGCAGCGAACAGGGCTGCGGTCGAATTTGCTAAATTAAACGCGGACTTTTTAAAACAAGCGGAAGAACAAAGACAGATTAGAGACGACGAAACTAAGACCTTTGCGGAACGTATTGAAGCGAATAATAAACTAAACGAAATACTTGCACAACAACAAGAGTTACAAAGAGACGCTATACAAAAACAAATAGATTACGCACAAGCGCAGTATGATATAAACGCGAGTGAAGAGAATTATATAGCATTACAAGAAGCAAAAGTTTCTATGCTCGAATTAGAAGAAACCATAACTGGTCAATTATCCGAGCAAAAAACGAACGCAGTATCTTTAGCAAAAGAATTACAAGAAGCAGAAAACGAATTAGCTTTAGTCGGTAAAACAAATAGAGAATTAGAACTTGCTGAATTAAGACAAACTTATGACGCAAAATTAGAATTAGCAAGAAAAGCTGGAGTCGATACATTAGCAATAGAAGAGGAATTTTTAGTTAAGGAAAAAGAAATAAATGACGCATACGACGAAGAGGAATTAGCAAAAGCAAAGGAAATAGCAGACGCTAAAAGGCAGATTGCTTTCGATATGCTTAACGCAATAGCCGAAAATTTACAAGCGTCTTTAGACTTTCAAGCCGAAGCAATAGAAGAAAATTACGAAAAAGAAACGGAGTCTGTAAATAATAGATATGATAAACAAATCGAAGCAGCTAAGCAAGCCGGAAAAAGTACAGTCGAATTAGAAAAAGCGAAGGAACGAGAACAGAAAAAAATAGATAAAAAAGCCGAAAAAGACAGAATAAAAAACGCGAAGGCACAGAAAAAATTACAAGTAGCTATGGCTACAATAGAAACTTTTAAGTCTGCAACGGCAGCCTTTTCTGCTTTAGCACCGATACCGATAGTTGGTCCCGCTTTAGGTATAGCAGCTGCCGCCGCAGCTGTAGTAGCTGGATTAGCTAATGTTCGTAAAATATTAAAACAAGATGTAGGAGGAGGTGCCGGAGGAGGTGGTGGCGAATCCGGAGGAGGAAGCGGAGGTGGTGCACCGGCTACCGCACAACCACAAGCACCCGCTCCAAGTATGATGTCCGGTAAATTCGAATTAGGTGGAGCAATTAAGCCTGAGCCGGTTAAAGCGTTTGTAGTAACAGACGAGATGACAGATTCACAGAATCAGTTAGAAGGAATTAGAAAAGAATCGACTTTATAAAATCAAATAAATTAACTAAATAAATATTATATAATATGACGTGTCCAAAATGTAACTTAGAAAAAGAATGTGAATACGAAACGCAAGAAGAGTGTATTAACGAAAATAAAACCGAGAAATAATGAACGAAAAACCAACCCCATTAGCTTATGCGACTTTCGAAGAGTTTAAAAAAGCAGAAGCAGAATACAATAAAAATATAGAGACTAAATTAACCGCAAAAGTCAAAGTCGAGTTAAGTCTTGCAAAGGATATTAGCGCATTAAAAGATACTTTAAAAAAATCTTGGAACGATTCTAAAGATATGCTTGACGAAGGCTTGACCCAAATTGACGAAATAGCAATAGCAAGAGACGAAGCAAGAGGAGTAGCAGAAGACATAGACGAAAGGATAATGGACAATATGGATTTAGTAGGAGAAGCAAATAAACTCATAACTGAAGCAGAAAAATTAACAGAAACTTTAGGTATTAATGTAGAAGACTTGCCAGGATTTGTTGAATTAGAGGAAGAAAGTATTGCGTTAAATGATATGACACAAGACTTAGAAAATACAGGAAGTGATTTAGATGACGCAATAGGTCGATAATATGAAAAACACAAAAATAGTAGAATTAGTAATCGAGGACGAATCTGAATCATTAGCAATTGACGCTATAAGTTTAGTATCGGCACCGGCTATTGAACAAGACTTTGTATTTTTTGGAAAAGAAAAACAGAAACTAACTTTCGCAAAATTAGATAAGGAAAAACGTATGCTTGTAAGTCCGGCACTTATACCGAACAAACAAATATTTAGATACGACGCTAATTTAGACCAAGAATACTATGTTTACTTTAGTCCGGAGACAGTTAGAAAAGCGTCTGAATTATATTTAAAACACAATAATCATCATAAAGCGACTTACGAACATCAAGACAGAGTAGCCGGAGTTCTCACAACGGAATCTTGGATTATAGAAAATCCTAAAATGGATAAGTCTAAATTGTACGGGTTCGATTTACCAAAAGGAACTTGGATGGTTAAAATGAAAATCGAGAATGACGAATTATGGAATAAAATAAAAGAAGGCGAACTCAAAGGATTAAGCATAGAAGGTTATTTTGTAGATAAAATGCAGAAGATGTCAGAGAAAAAGCCGACAGATCTAGAAATTTTAGAAGCACTAAACGAAATAATACGCGAGTTTAAAAAATCAAATGAATAAATAAAATTTATATTATATACTGTACACATTAAAAAAAATCATAATATTATGGATATTAAAGAACAAATATTAGTAGCATTAGGTCTAAACAAAGCAGAAGAAATTAAATTAGAATTTCAAGCTAAGACCGAAGACGGCACAATCGTTGTTTCTACGGCAGACGAATTAGCGTCAGGAGTAGATATTTCTGTATTAACCGAAGACGGCACGACAATACCTTTGCCACCGGGCACATATAAGCTAGATACCGGCGTTTCTTTTATTGTAGAAGAGGAAGGTAAGGTGTCGGAAGTTATGGAAGCAGAAGCAGAAGAAACCGAAGCAGAGGAAGAGGAAGAAAAAGAAGAAATGGCAAAAGAAGAGGAAGAAAAAGAGTATGAAGAGGAAGAAAAAGAAATGGCTGACTACGACTTCGAGGAAGTAGAAAAGAGGCTTGCAAAACTAGAAGAGGAAATCGAAGAACTAAAAAAGAAGGAATATGGCGATAAAGAAAAAGAAGAGGAAATGTCAGAAGCACTTCCGGAGCCAAGCGACAAACCTCGAACTAAGACTACAAAAACAACAGAAACAATAGAATTTAGTTTAGAGGAATTAAAAGCAGAAAACGATAAGTTAAGAGCGGAACTAGACAAAAGTCCGGCAGACGCGCCTATAACGACTAAAAAG